AAAAGAAGTAGCGGACCGATTACTGATTCTGCTAATTTTTTAGACACTGGCGGTGGCGGTTTACTTTTGTTTAATGCAGGGCCAATGCCTTCTAACGCACCTCCTACAGCTTTTGAACGAGGACTGACTAGAGACGATCCTTCTAACATAGGGTTAAACGATCCTGTTCGTCCAGAAGAACAACAACAGCCTAGTGATTTAGAAGGCGAAGACAGTCCTTTTGATATTGTTTTTCAATCTTTATTTGGTACTCAAGGCATCCCTGCTGAAGTAGATCCTAGAATTCTTAGAGCTTTAACAGTAGCTAACGAAACTCAAAATGACAGCGAACTAAACAGAATAAAAGAAGAAATTGATGCCGCTGGTGGTTATGATAAGTGGTTGGCTAGTCAACAGCAGGAAGAAAGTACTTCTATTTCTGACGTAGTAGAAGGAGCAACAGAGGCTGTTACTGAAGGTGTGTCCAGTGCAGTACAGGACGCTATCACTGCTGCTCGTAATGCTTTACCTGACGATGCTTCAGTTGACGCGATACTAGATTGGATTGCAGAGAACGTACCAGAGATTACACCTCAGTCTATCTTTGATGAATACATTGGTGCTGGTGTCGGCGTTAACCTTCCTACAGGCGCTCCTATAGGCTCTGGTACAGTATTTGTTCCGGGCATACCGGGTTTACCTTCTTCTTCTCCTAACATGGTTATAGGAACTGTAGATGAGGTTATGCAGGACATCTTGGACGGTAATCTTCCGGGAGTGTTGGGTGACATTGCTGAAGACCCTGTAGAAGGTGTACGAGCAGTAGTAGAAGGGGCAGTAGACGATGCTGAAGAAGTAACAGCAGGTGATTTGTTGGGTGACATTGATTTACTTTTAGGCGATGACGAAGGTATTGACTCAGTCTTTGACGAACCCGGACAAAGAACTGACTACGGCGGTGGCCTTAATGATGGAGAATCTGAAGACATCTTAGCTGGTGTTGGAGGCGCTACCGCCGCTGCTGGTACTGCTGGTGTACAAAAACCTTTAGGTGACTTTACTCCTTTTATGAAACGTCTTGATTATAGACCAGTTGCTATTCCTGAAGCTGTTGTACCCAGTTTGTTTAGAGAGTATTTTACATGACATATTTAAATATAATGAATAACGTATTGCGGCGTCTGCGAGAAGATGAAGTAACAACAGTAACTTCAACTACGTATTCTACAATGGTTGGTGACTTCATTAACGATGCTAAGCAGTTAGTAGAAGAAGCTACTGATTGGTCTGCGTTACGTGACACAATACTTAAAACAACTGAAGTTGCTACGGGAAGTGAGGAGATAACTCTTACTGGCTCTGGCGACAATGTAAAAATCATGTCGGTAATTAACGACACTAGCAACTGCTTTATGGAGTATCAGACTAAAGACTGGTTTAACGACAAAAGGTACATATCAGATTTAGTTGTTGGATCTCCTAAGTACTACACATTTAACGGTCTAAACAGTAGTGGAGACACTAAGGTTTTACTAAATCCTGCTCCTGATGCTGCATATAACTTACGTTTTGATGTTGTCAAAAGACAAACACCTTTAACTAATGATTCTGACGTTTTGCTTGTACCTTCACAACCAGTAATACATTTGGCTGTAGCTTTGTTAGCTCGCGAACGTGGTGAAACTGGTGGTACTTCTACTGCTGAGTACTTTCAAATTGCTGATAAGTATTTATCTGACGCTATTGCTATTGATGCGGCTAAGCACCCAGAAGAGATGATCTTTAGGACTATCTAATATGGCCCAAGAATTAAAAAGTATTAATCTTTTGGCTCCGGCGTTTAAAGGAATTAACACCGAAGACTCTCCTTTGGCGCAAGACCCATCGTTTGCTGAAATTGCTGACAACGCAGTTATTGACAAACGTGGTCGTATTGCGGCGCGTAAAGGTTATGAAGTTATTACTACAAACAAAACTGTACTTGGTACTGCCGCTGTACGTGCTGTCAGAGAGTTTAGAGATAACGCAGGTAACAACAAGATCTTTTCTGTTGGTAACAACAAGATCATTAGCGGTACAACTACGTTGGCTGACGAGACACCCGGTAGTTACACCATTACTGCTGACAACTGGAAGATGGTTGACTTTAATGACAGCATCTATTTCTTTCAGCGCACTTATGAGCCTTTAGTTTACAGTAACGCTTCAGGCGCAGTAGAAAAAATGTCTACGTTAACTGGAGCGTCGGGTGTAAGTGACATTCCAAAAGCTAACGAAGTTATTGCTGCTTATGGTCGTCTTTGGTGTGCTGATCTACTAGGCAATAAGTCTACTGTTTACTGGTCTGACCTGTTGATTGGACAGAATTGGACAGGCGGTACTAGTGGTAGTATTGACATCTCAAAAGTATGGCCTGACGGTTATGACGAGATTGTATCACTAGCGGCACACAACGGATTGTTAATTATTTTTGGAAAGCACAGTATTGTTGTCTACCAAGGTGCAGAAGCTCCAGCAACTATGTCTCTTATGGACACTGTAGCGGGTGTTGGTTGTGTAGACAGAGATACAGTACAGCATACAGGAATTGATGTTATTTTCTTGTCACATACAGGCTTGCGTAGCTTTGGACGTACAATACAAGAAAAGTCAATGCCTATCAGTACGTTATCCCGTACAATTACAAAAGACATTATTGGCTTGATACAGGGAGAGACAGAGTTCTTTAGGTCTATCTACAACCCAGAAGAAAACTTTTACCTGTTGACATTTGTAGGTCAGAACACAACCTTCTGCTTCGACGTTCGAGGCACGTTAGAAGATGGTTCGTTTAGGGTAACACGATGGCCCGGTTCTGTCTTTACAGCTTACGAAAGATTGGCTAACGGCACTTTGTATGTAGGCTCAACAGCGGGCATTAGCGAATATAAAGGGTACTCTGATAATGGTAGCTCTTATCGCTTTAAATACTTTAGCCCTAGCCTGACGTTTGGCGATACCTCTCGTTTAAAGATTCTTAAGAAGATCAAGCCGACACTTGTAGGCGCTAACAGTGCTACGGTCTTTATGAAGTTTGCGTATGACTTTGGTACGTCTTACAGAACAACAGAATTTACAGTAGGTAACCAGCAACCTGCCTTTTTTAATGTTAACGAATTTCACGGGGATGCTGACCCTTCTCACAATTCTAACCCGCTATCAGAGTTTACTGGTGGTGAACTTATTAACCAACGCAGTTTGAACGCTATCGGTAGTGGTACAACCGTTGTTGTTGGCCTTGAGTCAGACATTAATGGTTTTGCATTATCGCTACAAGAGATTAACCTACTCGCACTGATAGGTAAAACGTTTTAATTAGGAGCAAGCAATGACACCCCAAGACGAATACAACATTGGTACACCATCTGATGTTCTTGGAGCGGGAGCTAGTACAGACGCCCCTACTCCAGACGATCCCGACTTTATGGAGCAGTTTGGTGACTTTTTGTTTGGAGGAGGCGCTCAAGGTCTTGCCGGGCTTGGTCTTCTAACAGGGGCTTACAATAGGCTTGGTAGAGTAGGTGAGCGAGGCTTAACTTTAGGACAACAACTAGCTGAAACTCAGTTAGGACAAGCGGCGTTTAGACCATACACTGTTACTACTGCCACAGGTGGTCAGTTTACGGCTGGTCCTGAAGGTCAGTATACAATGGCTATGTCTCCTGAAGAGCAGGCTATGCGTACTCAACTGTTTGGAGGCGCTAGTGGATTTTTTACAGGTGCTTCCGCAGATCCTGCTGAGCGTGAACAAGAGCTGTATGAGCAAATTAGGGCTACTACTTCTCCTCAAGAGCGTAGAGAACGTCTTGGACTTGAAGAAAGACTAGCAGCACAGGGCCGTCTTGGTGTGCGTACAGCGCAGTTTGGAGGTACTCCAGAGCAACTTGCAATGGAAGAGGCTCAACAAACAGCTATGGCAAGAGCAAGACTTGGTGCAGCACAGCAGGCACGTCAAGAGCAAGCTCAACAAGCTCAGTTAGGTCAACAATACTTAGGTGCTAGTTACTTACCACAGCAGATGCTTCTACAGGGCTTAACTCCCGGTCAGACTGCGGCAGCTCAGGCACAGCAAGCTCAGTTGTACGGTACAGGTTTGTTTGGTGAAGCTACTGCTTCTGGTATTGACGCACTGTTGGGTGCAGGTCTTGGACAAGCTAACTTGATGGGTGCAGCAGGTACTGGATTATTGGCAGGTTTGTTTGCTAGCCCAGAAGCTTCAGGTGGAGAAGAAAGTCAAAGCAGTCGGCTAAGAGATTTTTATGACTTTATTACAGGGTTTGGAGGCTAATCATGGCTAGGTTTGGTAGAAGTTTTGTACAAGCTGCAACACAGCCTCAGTATGCTCAGGGGTTGTTTACTGCTGCACAACAGATAGGTGCTGCTCCGGGTCGTAGACGTCAAGCACAAAAGGCGGCTAACTTACAAAAAGGTTTGTTTGGTTTAGAACAAAGTGCTTTGGCTGGTGAGCTTACTCCTGAGATGTACAAAGAAGCTGTTGGTTCTTACACTGCGTTAATGCAACAAAACCCAGAGCAGGCAGACGAAATTAGAAAGTCTCTTGCTAGAGTCGGTGCGTCTGTACGTGAGCAAGATAAGGCGCAGAAAAAAGTAACTGCCGTTAATGAATTAAGTGCTATTGAGACTGAGTATACTAAGATATATTCTGATCCTTCTTTAGATACCAAGGAAAGAGACGCAAGAGCAACCGCACTAAGAACACGAGCAAAGGCAATACAAGATGCTAATCCCCTTATAGATTTTTCTTCGTTTTCAAACTGGGACTCTCGTGCAATGAATGCAGGCATGGCCATTTCTAGTCGCGTTAAGAATCAAGAGGCAGAAGCGGAACAACAAAAAGTTGATAGCGTTTTGCAAGGAATGACTCCAGAAGAGCGTGAAGACTACGTAAAAACGTATACTGGAAGCGAGTCAGACTATATGCTTAGGCGTGTCAATAGTCTTAATACTTATCAGGAGGGGGTTGATCGCAGAGCTAGTGATGCAGCCACTAGACAGCAAACATTAGATAATGATATTGATAGTCTTGCTTCTGAAATAGAAACTCTTCCTGAAGGTTTGAGAGATTCTCTAACAAGGGAATTAAACCTCGTTAAGAAAATGCAAGAAGCAAATTATGGAACTGAAGGCTGGAAAAGCAAAGGTCTTCAAAACCAAGCTAACAATAAATTGAATGACATTTCTCGGCGTATTATAAACCACTCTGATAGAGTTTATGATGC